CCAACAAGGACCAATACACCAACCTTAACCCCAACAAGGACCAATACACCAACACCGACAAAAATAGTAACAGAAACACCAACTGAAGTTCCTACATTTACGCAAACGCCAACCTTAACTCCTACGGAAATTGTGACAGAAACACCAACTGAAGTGCCTACATTTACTCCAACAAATACCCCTACTGCCACTGCTACTATTACCATAATACCTACAGTAGAGGTTTTAGAAACGCCACAATCACCTCAATGTGAAGTTGTTTCGGTAAAAGTGGAGAAATCTAAATTAATAAAAAGAGCAACGATTATACATGATAAAACCATAAAATATTTCAACCAAGCAAGTTTTTGTGCCAAATCCAATCTTAACGGTAAAATAAAAAATAGTGAAAAAGTGTTGAATAACTATAAAAAAGTAGTAGATAGTTTAGTTACATCAATGTTATTGTGCCCAGGAGAATGTAGTCTTTATATCAATAAAGATGAAATACTTAAATTAAAAGCCTTATCTAGAACTTTGTATAAATATTCTTCAGAGGCACAACACCTTGCAAGAATAAAGTGTAAAAACACTTTACCTGGTGTTCCTGAAACAAAATCAAATTTAGCAAACTTACTAAATACAATTAGTAGTTGCCCGACGCACATTTGTTATTAAATAAATGTTCTATCTAGGTTAAACAAGGTTTTGGGGGCTTATAGCCCCCTTTTTTTATTCTTTATATGGATGCAGTTTTTATTTTTAATAATTTAAAAGTAGATACGTTTCACTTAAAAGATGCACCATTTCCTGGATTTGAAATTCTAACATGGGAACATGAAAGTTTTTTGCATGGAACATTATGGGATTTGGGCGTAGATGCTGGTTATACTGAAATTGGTTTGAATAATGTATATGGTCAAATATGGATTACGGAATATCCAAATCAATTATTAGAGTTAAATGAGTTTTTGGGTTATCCCAATATAACCTCACCAAAGAGAAAAAAAGTCACAATACATAGTTCCGCTGATATGATAAATGAAGAACTAGATTGTATAGTTTATACACTAAATACTATTAAGAGTGAATATAAAATTATAAAAGATGGAAAGTGGCAATTAAAAAGATTATAGATTTATGATTGATGCGGTATTGATAAGTAAAGTTGTTGTTAAACTTGCAACCTCAAGGATATTTTGGTATGCCATAATATTATCCTCATTATATGGATATTATAAATGGACTAATTATACAATATCGTATTTAAGGGATGAAAATCGACACCAGGCCCAAGAAATTTATAATTTACAGGAATCTATTAAAGATACCGTAAAAACTTATGACGGAATAATTAAAGATATTAAGGAACTAAATGATGAGCACAATAAAAATTTAACAGAAATAGAAAAGTTAAGAAATGTGCTGTTTAGGGAAAATAGAAATAAAAAAAGTTTAGAATCTTTGGCAACTAAAAAAAGTTCTTTGATTGAAAGAAGAATTAACAACGCCACCAAAAATATTTTAGGCTGTATTGAAAATTTAAGTGAAAATAGGGAATGTACAAATGAATAAATTTTGCATGAGTTTAATATTTTGTCTCTTATTAATGGGATGTTCTTCGAATAAGACCACCTTTAAAGTAGAAAAACCAAAATTGAATTTGCCCTTTCCCAATCAACTTGAATTGGATAATATTAAATTTATAGTGGTGACAAAGGATAACTTTGACCAAGTTATCCAAAAAGCAATACAGAATGGTCAAGAACCTGTATTAATATCATTATCCCCAAATGACTACAAGAATTTATCACTAAACATTAAAAAGATAGAAAATTACTTGCGTGAACAAAGAAAAATTATTATACTGTATAAGAACTATTACGAAAAGTAAATAATGGGGGTTTAGCTCATAGTGAGCGTCAGCTAGACCGGATACTACGTCTGAGGCTTGGTGCAAATCCAAGGACCCCCACTTTTTTTAAAATTCAGGAAAGTAAATAACGGCACTATAGTTCAGGTAGTAGAACAGTTGATTCATATCCAACCGGTCCCTTGTGCAAATCAAGGTAGTGCCACCATTTTTAAAATATTATGTCATATATTGATTTGAAGTATCTATTATTAATAGCACCAAAGTTAGAGAGGTTCTCCGACAAGGGAAATAATGTTTATCAATGTAGATGCCCAATTTGTGGAGATTCATCCAAAAGTAAAATAAAAACTAGAGGATATTTTTTTGAAACCCAAAGAGGGCTTTCCTATAAATGTCATAATTGTTCATATTCATCTACTTTTTCCAAATTCTTAAAGGATTTTGATGATGTTAAATATGGAGAATATAGTTTTGAAAAATTTAAAGAAGGCAAATCTAATAGAGAAGTTAAAATTCCAAAAGTTAAAGTCGAATCCCAATTTAAGCCTCTCGATTTAAAGCCCCTAAGTGTGTGTACGGGTGCAATTAAGGACTATGCCATTAGCCGAGGATTCACTGAGGAACAGTTATCTAGGGCATACCATTGTGATAATTATGGAAGCTGGTGTGTTGAGCATTTTGGAGAAAGATATGCTAAACTTAAAGATGAGCCTCGAATGGTCTTGCCTTTTTTGGATATTTCTGGTAATCTTGTTGGTGCACAAGGTCGTTCGATTGATCCAAATTGCTTTCTGAGGTATGAGACCGCAAAACACCCTGATGTTGACTATGCAATCTTTGGTTTGGATGCTTGGAATAGAACTTTACCAACTTTGGTATGTGAGGGTCCTATAGACTCATTGTTCTTGAAAAATGGGCTAGCCGTTGCTTCCTCTGATTTATTACGCATAGTGAAGGTCGTACCTTCATTGGTTATTGCAACCACGGTGTTCATTTGGGATAATGAACCAAGGAGTAAAGAGATATCCAAGTTAATGAACGCTTGTATTGAAAATGGATACAATATTTTCATCTGGCCCGACGAAATATCTTGCAAAGATATAAATGATGCTGTAAACTTAAACTATGACATCAATTTATTAATATCAGAAAATGTATATTCTGGGTTATCTGCTAGATTGAGATTTTCGCAATGGTGTAAAGTATAATATGAACATATTCCACCTTTCAACTTATCCTGAAGAATCGGCCCGTTGGCATGTTGATCGCCATGTAGTCAAAATGGTTTTAGAATCGGCGCAATTATTATCAACCGCCCATCGTTTATTAGATCCAGAACCATTTCACGCCGATTTGTTATATAAATCGACACATGTAAATCACCCATGTTCTAAGTGGTGTAGGGCTTCAGCGAATAACTATCAATGGTTATATGAGTTATTTGTTTGTTTGTGTGATGAATACACATTTAGATATGGTAAAATTCATTTGTGTGATACAAAATTCCGTAAAATATTAAATACTCATCCTAAAGGTATACCACAAATTGGGTTAACACCAATTGCCCAAGCAATGCCAGAACAATATAAAAATGAAAATCCAGTTATTGCGTATCGACAATATTATATAAATGAAAAAAGTAAGTTTGCCGTGTGGACTAAAAGAGAAAAACCTTATTGGTATGTAAAGGATTAAATATGAATGCTAAGAGGCCGACTATTAAGATTGATAATAAAGAAGTAGAGTTACTGACTGAAGATCAGATTGAATATTTGATGACAAATTTTACAATACTTTTTTATAATGATGATGGAAGCCCTAGCGTGGTTTCTATGCCTGTGGATGATTATCTTGAGTATCAGAAATTGCAAGAGGAACTGACAAAATTTATTGATGGAAACAAAATAAATGAAAACAAATAAAAAAGCACCATTAGATGAAATGGTTCAACTTAGTCAGGCAATGGGCTTTTATGATACACCTGAAATGAAAATTGTTAGAGTTCTGGATAGTGGATATGTCCAACTAATAGATCATATGGGCAATGATTCTCGTGTTGCGCAATCTGCAAGGGTGTCCTATGCCGCCGGAACAAAAAGCATTAGTGATGATGAAAACTTGATCCGTTATTTGATGAGGAATTCACATACTAGTCCATTTGAAATGGTAACATTTACCTTCAGGGTACGTTTACCGATTTTTGTTTCCAATCAATGGGTAAGACATCGCACATGGTCGTTTAATCAGATCAGTGGTAGATATTCTCAGATGGAAGATGCTTATTATGTACCCGAATTGGATAAAGTTACAAAACAAAATCCACACAATAAACAGGGTGGAACCGATGAGGGGGTTGTATATCCTGGTGGTGATGTATTTGGTGAGCATACTTTTGATTTAATGTCAGAGGGTGATAGTAAATACGCCAAAGATTGGCGTGAATTATTTGAAAGGGAGCAGGAAGCAATTCGAACGACATATGAACAAATGTTGGACTGTGGGATGAGAAGGGAACTGGCAAGAATTAATCTGCCACTAGCACAGTATACCGAAATGTATGCTACGGTGGATCTTCATAATCTTTTTCATTTTCTAAAATTGAGACTCGATGATCATGCACAATATGAAATTAGAGTTTATGCTGAAGCCATATTGAAATTAATTTCCGATGTTGTGCCAATAAGTGTTGAGGCATTTAAAGAATATACACTTAATTCAATTAAGTTGAACGGGAAAGATATTCAAGGCCTTCAAATGTTGTTGGGCGGAAATTCTAATATTGAAGAGATTGCTTTGAATTTATTTTCTAATAAAAGAGAAAGAAAAGAATTTATCGATAAAATGAATAAACTTATAAATGCTTGAGGTGATATGGTAATACTGTTGATTATGTTTATTAATTATCATGGTGGTCAACCTGCCATTAAAGAACTAAAGATGTCCTCATTAGAAGTTTGTATGGAATATGAAAAACAAATAGATATGGATTTTGCAAGAAGTGGTGAATATGAGGTTTACACCAAATGTTTAATAGTAAAGGATGATTAACTTATGGATGATTCACAGTTTGCCCCATTAGCAATCTTTGCTCTTATTGTGACTATATGGATGGCATTGGATATGTTATCTGATGAAGATGGTTCATGAAATTAAATTGCTAAATAAAACAAATTAGAAAGTATTAATTGAACCTAATTAGGAGATGCCTTGTGACCGCAACTTTACCCTCCGATTACCAACATTACATTTTTATATCAAGATACGCTAGATGGTTGCCTAATGAAAATCGTAGGGAAACTTGGAATGAAACGGTTTCTAGGTATTTTGATTTCTTTGAAAAATCCCTCAATAACAACCAAAAATATCAATTAACTCCTAATGAAAGGGAAGAATTAGAAAATGCCGTATTATCATTAGAAGTAATGCCATCTATGCGGGCATTAATGACCGCTGGGCCGGCCTTGGAGAGGTGTAATGTGGCAGGATATAATTGCTCTTTTCGTAGAATTGACTCTCCCAGAGCCTTTGATGAAATTTTGTATGTTCTTATGTGTGGTACGGGTGTTGGGTTTAGTGTTGAACGGCAATATGTTGCAAAATTACCAGAAGTACCTGATGAATTATTTCCCACTGATACAATAATCGTGGTTGATGATTCTAAAATTGGTTGGGCGAAATCACTTAAAGAATTAATAGCAATGTTATATACCGGTCAAATCCCAAAATGGGATGTTTCAAAAGTTAGACCCGCCGGAGCACCTCTTAAAACTTTTGGTGGTAGGGCTTCCGGACCCGAACCACTAGTTGAATTGTTTAAATTTATCATCCGTACTTTCAATCAGGCAAAAGGTAGAAAATTACAATCAATTGAATGTCATGATATTGTTTGTAAGATAGCAGAAATTGTGGTAGTAGGTGGCGTCCGAAGGAGTGCTTTAATATCACTAAGTAATTTGTCTGATGATAGAATGCGCCATGCAAAGAATGGACAATGGTGGATAGAAAACGGTCAAAGGGCTTTGGCGAATAATTCGAGCGCATACACAGAAAAGCCTGATGTTAGTGTATTTTTAGACGAATGGAAATCATTATACGATTCTAGATCTGGTGAAAGAGGAATATTTAATCGTAATGCTGCTCAAAAACAAATGAACAGATTGGGTCGAAGAGATTCAGAACATGATTTTGGTGTAAACCCGTGTGGCGAAATTTTGTTGAGGAATTCCCAATTCTGCAACTTGTCGGAAGTCATCCTTAGGGTCGATGATACCAAAGAAAGTATTAAGAAAAAGGTTAGATTAGCTACGATACTGGGTACAATACAATCATCATTAACAGACTTCAAATATATTTCAAAGAAGTGGAAATTAAATTGTGAAGAAGAAAGATTATTAGGTGTATCATTCACTGGTATATTAGATAATGTTTATATGTCTACTCCTGGTCACGATTTGCGGGATTTCTTGGAAGAAATGCGTGATTATGCTGTTGCAGTAAATGCTGAATGGGCCAAAAAACTAAACATACCAGCATCAGTTGGCATAACTTGCGTAAAGCCGTCCGGCACTGTTAGTGCATTGGTTAATAGTGCATCTGGTATTCACCCAAGGCATTCCCAATATTATATAAGAACTGTTAGAGCTGATAATAAAGATCCACTATGTAGTATGATGAAAGATTTGGGATTCCCATTCGAACCTGATGTAACAAAGCCAGAACATTCTACGGTATTTTCATTTCCAATCAAAGCCCCAGACGATTGTATAACAAAGGATGCGGTTGATGCCATATCTCATTTGAAGTTATGGCAAATTTATTATATGCATTGGTGTGAACATAACCCATCCGTAACCATAAGCGTTAAGGAGAGTGAGTGGATATCTGTTGCATCTTGGGTATATGATAATTTTGATCAAATTTGTGGTATATCGTTTTTGCCCCATAGTGATCATGTATATAAACAGGCACCATTTCAAGAATGTAGCAAAGAAGAATATGAAAGTTTGTTGGCTTTGATGCCAGTTAATGTGGATTGGTCCAAGTTATCTGAATATGAAAAAACAGACACGACAACCTCGACACAAGAATTGGCATGTACTGGTGGGCAGTGTGAAATTATATGAAAACAATATCACCATGTATTAGTAAATGTAAAATAGAAAATTCAACTTGTGTTGGTTGTTATCGTACAGCCGAAGAAATACGCAATTGGTCTAAAATGAATGATATAGAAAGGGAATTGGTTCTAATCAACTGCGACATGCGATTGGCAAATGAATATGGGCTTTCTTTAGAAGATATATTGGAGATCCCAATAGCAGAAGATAAAAATTTACCCGATAATTGGGATTAAAGTGAAACAAGATAAAAAACTAGTTATTGCCGGGATTGATTATTCAATGACTTGCCCAGCAATGACCATTCATACTGGCAATGAGTGGTCTTTTGATAATTGTAAATTTTACTATTATACTAGTGAAAAGAAATCTTTATTTCCATCGGATAAATTTGTAGGAAAATTATATGAACCTTGGGAAAATAATATAGAAAGGTTTTGTAATCTTTCGGAATTCTTTTTAATGCACATTAATCACAACAAAGTTAATTTAATTTATATTGAGGGCTATTCATATTCTTCTAAAGGTCAAGTTTTTAGTATTGGGGAAAATGGTGGAATATTAAAATGGAAATTATATGATATGGGTTATGATTTTGGGATTATAGATCCATCTTCAATTAAAAAATTTGCCACAGGAAAAGGAAATTCGAAAAAAGATGATATGTATAGGGCGTTTTGTGTTGACACATCTTTAAATTTGTGTGATACTTTGAGCATTAAAAATGAAAATAAAAGCCCATGTTCTGATATTGTTGATTCGTATTTTATATGTAAATATGCATTTTATGACCTAAAGGGAAAGTAAATGAAAAATGAGCCAATTTATAAAGTAAAATCTAAAGGCATTCAAAATGTTTATAAAGAAGTATCAGAGTTAGATTATTTGGATACATTAACTAATAAAATTTTAGATACGGATGCCTTTCAAACATCAATTAATGGTAGCATATCCGATGCAGTTGGTGATGCAGTTGGTACAGCAAATGCACAATTCAATGGTAAAGTTAAGGCTGCTATAGAAAGTGATTTGCAAGTAAAACAGGCTATAGCTGATTTTCTTTTAACATATTATGGATTAACCCCCACAACACCAATATCATAGAGAATTAAATGAATATTATCGTATTTGATCTGGAGACAACAGATTTATTAACATGTGGCCAAATTTTAAATTATAGTTTTGTACACTTATCAGATTATAATCAACCACACCTATCTAGATTGGATGGCAATATCGAGTTATCACCACATCAATTACCATCCGTTTCTGCAATTATGAGTACAAATATTGACATATCAAAACATAGAATGGGTTTATATGATTCGGAGCAAGCGGCTGTTAATAAAATTCATAGATACATATCTAATATAGTTGAAGATTCAAATGAACCAGTTACATTGGTTGGTCATAATATTGCTAGATTTGACCTTGAGTTTTTGCGTACATCATTTATTCGTAATGGCCTATTTCCTTATTTTAGGAAAAACCTCAAATATGCGGATACAATATTTCTTACTAAAAAACTACTAATCTTTAATGAAAAAATCAGAAATTCTATAAAAAGTCCTATTTCATTAAAATTGTCAGATTTAATTGTAAATTTTAATTTGGAACTAGGCGATAGGTTTCACAATTCAGTAGATGATGTCGATCATACTATTAGATTATTAAAATTTTTGGATGATAATGGTGTTAATGTTAATAGTAAAACATATGATAATTCTATAAAAGTAGGAAATGCTGTATATAGATATGAATTTGTAAATGGTGAAATAGTTTCCACTCCATATCTAATGATATCTGAAGATAAATCATATTCTCTATTTTTGAATATGAATTCTTATAAAGAATTAGGTAGAAATGCAGTTAAATTAGTAAAAAAGGGGTTTGGTGAATTCTATAAAGATAATACATTAGAAGTTAATATTGAAAAAATTAAAGAATGCTTTAATTTTATTATGGAGAATGATGAACCATTTTATAATATTGAAACTTATTTTCAGACTCCGGTTTGTGATATAGAACAGCACATTTATATGCTACCATTAAACGATATTCAATTATTATATAGTGCAATTTATAATGATAACAGAAATGCAATGATTAATTGTTCAGATTATTGTGTTAAATTATTTTTGCGACATCTAATGCAAATAGGAACAAATTTGGATATATTACATGAATATGTAAATTATCGTTATAATTCATCTAATTTTATATTGAGTAAATGGGATAAAACACACACCCATTGGAAAATAGAAGAGGAATATAATAAATGCTTGGATGCTTTATCGGAAAAAGATCCACACCCATCATTAAATGCACTAAAAGATTTATACCTGTTTTTCATAAAAAAATTTGACATAAAAATTTCTACATGATATATATACATATGTAAATAAATTAAGATTAATATGTATGAAGTTTTATTTTTCATAGTTGGTGTATTATTTGGGGCCTTATTGGGATTTTATGTATCTTTTCATTCCTTAAAGGAATATTATTCTAATTTATTGGAAAGTAAATTGAGAAGAATATGGAAAGATGCTTGGAAATTCTGTTTATGGGAGTGTTTAGGTGCTGAAGATTGGAATGATGAAATTGAGAAATATTCGATAAGATCATCAAGAAATACATTTGATAAATGGAGAGAAACTTTAGATATTGATCTTCTAACAAAAGAAGAATCAAATGTTGATAATTGACTTCAATCAAACAATAATATCGGCTTTAATGGTACAATTAAAGGGTGATAAAAATTCTGAAATTAATGAAAACTTGGTGAGACACATTATATTATCAAATATACTTTATTTCAAACGTAAGTTTTCTGAGTATGGTGAGGTAATACTGGCAGCCGATGATAAAAATTATTGGCGCAAATCTGTTTTTCCTTATTATAAAGCACATCGTAAAAAGTGGAGAGAAGATTCTGAATATGATTGGAATGTCATATTCAATTTACTCAATAAAATTAGAGATGAATTGCTTGATACATTTCAATATAAAGTGATTAAAGTTGAAAGCGCCGAGGCTGATGATATTATTGCAACTTTAAGTGTGTATGCATCCCAAAGGGGTGAGCCGGTTATGATTATATCTGCTGATAAAGATTTCCTTCAATTACAAAGATACGATAGAGTTAGTCAATATTCTCCTTTTATGAAGAAATTATTGGTCCATTCTAATCCGGAAGAAATGCTGAAGCGCCATATATTACAGGGTGATCGAGGTGATGGTATACCAAATTTCCTATCTACTGATGATGTATTTGTTTCAGGTAAGCGCCAAAAGGGGTTATTTGAAAGTAAAATTCAAGTATGGCTGAAAATGGAACCCGAAGAATTTTGTGATGATATTATGTTAAGAAATTATAGAAGAAATGAACAACTTATTGATTTATCAAAAATTCCTTCAGAACTTAAATTTAAAATATTAGAAAAATATAACGATTATAATTTTCCCGATAGATCTAAATTATTTCCTTATTTTATAGAAAATAGGTTAACCTTACTTATGGAGAATATTAATGAATTCTAATAAAAGACGCAATGTAAAAGATGTTGGTTATGTTATCAATACCGTAAGGGAAACTTCTGATAAAAAAGAGAAAAAATCAATATTAAAAATGGGCGATAGTTTAGCATTGAGGACCTTATTAAGACTACAATTTGATAGTAGGGTTGAACACGAATTGCCTCCGGGAATACCAGAGGGGGCGATCATTCAATGGCCTAATGAAGAGGCTCCCGCCAATTTAACAAATTCCTATAGGCATTATGTACATTTTCTTAAAAATGCACCACATAATCAGATAAAAAAAGAATCGATGTTTTTGCGAATTCTAGGACGCTTAAATAGTAATGATGCTAATATTTTGATTGAAGTGAAAGATAAAAAATTAAATTTAGGGCTAACAAAAAAGGAAATCCAATCCGTATTTCCTGATATATTTGGATAATATATGACAAAATTTTTAAGATTTGTTTCGGTGTTGATAACTTTTATTCTTGGTTTGTTTTGTTGTGTTTTGTTTTTCTTGTGCATCTTTAGTATAAAATATGATAATGCCCCCGGCATAAAAACCCAAGAATTTTGGTATCCGAATCGTGTTGCTAATGAAATCCCAAATACCACATGGAGTCAATTAAGAGCCTGTGGTGCATATTTTGATGAAAATGAAGAATATACAAGGGCATTTAAATGTGCATCTCCAGTTCTAAAAGAAGAGTATGATAAAGAATTATCAATGTCATTAAACCCACCCAGATGTTTTGTCATACCATGGGATGCACCTGATGTTCAGTTTGTTTTGACATATAAAACAAATGCCATTATTCATGTCATGTTTGGGGAGATTTATATAATTTTGGGGTTTTATTTAAATTCATCAGATACAATATTTCTTGTCGAGAATTATGATATAGCGGAAATATATCGGCACGAATTGCAACATTATTTTATTGATAGTTTAAATCTGGATAGAAAGTTAAACAATGAACACGCTGGAACAATTTGGGAAAAATGTGAACCCAAAGAGCACACTACATCCCAAGCGCAATCCGACTTGATTGATTCAATACTTAAATTGGAACATATGCAGGTTAAATAGACCAATTCTTATAAATAAACAAGAGCACAACTATGCCAATGTATGATTATAAATGTACCAGTTGCAATCACACCTTTGAGGGGGTCTATAAAATCGATGATAGAGATGTTCCTACTAATTCTCCTTGCCCAGTTTGTAAATCAGAATCGACAATTGAATTATGTATTGGTGCGCCCTTAATTGGTGATCCAATAAGACTAGGAATAAAAAAGCCGTGTGGCTCTTTTACTGAAAGAATGACTGAAATGAAAAAGAGACTTGGACCTAAGGCTAACATACAAATCTAAACAAATGAAACAGAATATCAAATCGCCAATGGTTGATGATGAAGAGAGTGATTTGGATAATTTGAAAAAAAAGAGACAGAAAAAATTATTGAATAGGTTATATGATGTTACGACGATAGAGCCGATGACCAATAATCAGGCAAAATGTTTTGATTTTTGGAGAAATGGGAAAAATTTAATGATGTATGGCTCGGCCGGGAGCGGTAAAACCTTTTTGGCTATATATTTTGCCTTACAAGAATTAAAATTAGGAAAAACAGAATCAATTTATATCGTTCGAAGTGCCGTCCCAACCAGAGAACAGGGGTTCTTGCCTGGCTCATTGGCCGAAAAAATGGCAATGTATGAGGTGCCATATAGGGACATATTCAAGACCCTAACAAACCGAGGCGATGTCTATGATATCTTAAAAGAAAAGGGTTTATATGAGTTTATGTCAACTTCTTACATTAGGGGAATGACAATTGATAATGCGGTGATTATTGTAGATGAGTTTTCCAATTTAACTTTACATGAACTTGATTCGATAATAACCAGAGTTGGTCTCAATAGTAGAATTATTTTCTGTGGTGACACAAAACAGAGTGATTTGAGTAAGAAAAATGAAAGGGATGGAGTTGAAACGTTTATGAATATTATAAACATGATGCCTTCATTTCGTTCTGTGCAATTTAGTATTGATGATATCGTAAGAAGTGGATTGGTCAGAGAATACTTATTAGCCAGACATAAGTATGAAAATTCATAAAATGTCTTGATTGTTTTTTTGTTTTGTAGTAAAATAAATTGTGGTTAGTAATTAATTTAACTTGGTGGGCAATTATGCTATTTGAACGTCATATAATTTTGTTAGGGCATAAAATGTATCGAGGTAAAGATACAATAGCACAATGTTTAATATCCAATTCAAAATATAAATGGAAACGTGCGGCCTTTGCGGATGCATTAAAGGACCATGTTCAGCGATTATATTCTCTTTCTTATGAACAAATGTATACAGAGTTAAAATCTGATATAGATCCTAGATATGGGATTACCCCTAGAAAAATGTTACAGGACTTTGGCCAAGAACAGCGTATCCGTGATCCAAATATTTGGACTAGAATAGTTTGTGAGGGTATGTCAAAAGATGTTGGAAATTATATCATTACCGATTTTAGGTTTCCGAATGAAGTTCAGTATATAAAGCAATATTTTAAAGATACACCAACACTGATTAATGTAGTAAAGGTAATTAGACCTAGTTTAGAGTGCCAAAAAACACCTGGATGTGATAATATATCTGAAACTGCTCTTGATGGATTTTTAGATTGGGATTATACAATTTCAAATGATGGCACTATCGATGATTTAACAAAAAAGGTTAAACATATGGAATATTCATTACAATATTCTGCATTATTGGAATGTTATAAATCCCAACCTTACTAAATATTATTATAAATTTTGTATTTTTTAGGAAAAACAATGACCGATCAAAATAAAGTTAATATTAGCCAATTTATCAGATCTATTAATAATAATAAAGTCGCTAATGCTGAATTGTTATTTAAAAAGTTAATGGGAAATAGAGTCATTAGTGCATTAGGTGAACTAAAAAAGGATGTGGCTAAAAAAATGATGAGTGAAACCCAAAAAAAAAATGTGAATGAAGCTGCCGTTGTTAAAACCTTAAACTATAAGGGCTTTGAAATTAAAGTTCAATCTGTAACTACTAGTTTTGGTACATTGTTTATTGGTGATAATGATACAGGTGAGCCATATTTGAATGTTCCCGCTTTTCCTAAAATGGATCAGGCAATTGCATGGAGTAAGAAAAATATAGATCAGTATATTAAAGATACTGAAGATTAGTTGATAAATTTTTGACTCCGGCTAATGAACTCATCCCAAGTTTTAGCCGGTTTTTCGTGATATTCCCAGGCCTTTTTACCTAAAAATTTTAAGCCATAATAATATATAAAGGCCAATATGTAAAAGAATGGTTTATGTAATGGCTTTTTTCTTTCTTTAATTTTATCTAAACATCTATAATAAAAATCAAGATCGGCCATCTTTCTCAACTCATCTGGGCCTCCTCGGAAGTACCAAAAGTCATGATAAATAGATGGACCTTTAAAAATACTGTCGGGTGGATCTATTGGATATGAACGACTACCAACCCCATTCCATAACTCTTCTAAGAAAAATGTCTTTTGGGTGTCGGTCAATTTATCAAATTGTAGCCCCGTTTCGTATAATTTTTGAACATTTTTTCTCATACATCTTGAGTTTTTTATAGAATAAGATATAATAAAAGCAATAAAACTATTTATATGAACAAAAAAAAGATGGAACTAACAAATATCGAAACAAATCAGATTCAAATTTTAACACCTGAAAAATTTGCATTAATGATAGAAGAGAGGGTTGTAAATGGGCTAAGTTATATTGAGGCTATTATAGAATTTGTGCAATTATATGATGTTGAATATAGTGTAATTAAAAAATTGATATCACATAATATATCAACATCATTAATGGATGAAGCAATTAGTTTAAATATGATTAAGGGCACCAAAAGAAAGAAAACCCGGAGTTTAATGTGAATGAAAGACAATATTATGAAACCTTTGTAGGGATCCAACGTCACTTCAACACATCATATGATTATGTTAAATATCACGGTAAAGTTAAAATTTCAGAAAAATACTTTAAAGTAAATGAATATGCATGTAAAAAATTAAAAATGCAATTCAATAAGCCAGAAGAATTTAAGTGGTTATGTATCGCAAATTTATTACTCAAACCAAAATTATGGATAACAGAATTATTGGATGCAAAATCACATGAAATCTATTATAAGAGGATGTCTTGCGTTCATTCGATTGAGTATAACTTTAAAAATGATCTAGATATATTATTGCGTTATGGAACACTGAACGGCGTTTTGCAATATGAAAGTGAACCTATTGCATATAAATTAACAAAATGTAATGATATAAAATTGGAATCTATTATCATATTGGATAAAATATTTGATCTATTCAATTTGTGGTTGAAAGATAATAGTAATATAATTATGAACAATTACATAAACACATGGAAAAAATACAGTAAATTCATTGACATAAATGATCTTTCAAGATATAATCAAATAACATTACAGTTATGTAAGACCTAATACGACAAAATATGAGAGGAAAATATGGCATTATCTATTTCAGACCTTAAAAATAAAAAAAGCGCCGATTTGGCCAACCTTCAATCTGAACTTGAAAAACTTTCAAATCAGAAAGAAAAGGAATACATAGGAGATCAGAGATATTGGAGAGCAACACAAGATAAATCAGGAAACGCAAGTGCATTGATTAGATTTTTGCCGGCACCTATTGGGGAAAATGCACCATTTGTTAAATATTTTGAACATGTTTTTTCTGGTCCGGGTGGATATTATAATGAATTATGTTTGACGACTCTTGGTAAAAAAGATCCAGTTGCGGATGCAAATACTATATTATGGAAAACAAACCAAGATGATAAATCTGAGGAAAGAAAAACAGCCAGAGAACGAAAAAGAAAACTTGTCTATGTATCAAATGTTTTGGTATTAAAAGATGCCGCCAATCCGGAAAATGATGGAAAGGTTTTTCTTTTTAAATACGGTGCAAAAATATTTGATTTGATTAAATCATTAATATCTCCCGAAGTTGATGAATTTAAAGAATCAGTATCCCCGTCAAATCCATTTGATTTCTGGGAAGGTAGAAATTTTGTTCTTAGAATTAAAAAGGTTGATGGCTATACAAATTATGCATCATCTGAGTGGCATAAACCAACCCCTATTTTTCCTAATGGGTCTGATGAAGATTATCAGAAATTGTGGGAAAAACAATATTCACTTCAAGCAATAATAGATCCTTCTAATTTTAAAACATATGAAGAATTGGAAAGAAGGTTTTTAAAAGTGATTAATCCTGCAAATGCTCCAGTAAATGCAGCCGCTAAATCACTATCTAGCCTAAATGAAAGTTCTAAATTTAAGGATGAAAGTTCCGATGATATCGAAGATGAAATGGATGATACCGAGGCAAGTAGTGAATATGATTTCTTGGCAAAGTTAAGAAAAAAGGTTGATGGTGTGTAATATTTGATGATGGGTTAATAGCCCATCATTTTTTGATTTTATCTAATAATAATGACTCAAAGGTTTTATAAGTGGATTCTTTAGATGGTCTATTTTGAATCCACTTATTATATAATTCTCTATGTAAATTTTCTGCATTATTTTTCAAAAATTTGATTTTATCCACAACTTCTTCAGCATTATGACACCTTTGCCATGGTTCTATTCCCAATCTTCCGGTTGAGTCATAATCTTTCCATACCAATGGAATCATCCAATTTGTTGTCATGGCTTCATGATATCTAGATGTGACTGCTGTATTAGATAACCAGTTAAAACAAAGCGTGGTGCGAGATTTTGAAAGAATTGGGTGTAGTTGGTACATCTTCATCATTGCGTGATCACGATTGATATTGTTAAATCTTCCGATGAATATGCTAGAAATTTCCGAATCTTTTTTTATTTTTTTGAGTATAATATGGCGTTCATCATTTGAGTTAATTCCACCTGGAAGTTTTCTTTTATCTGTTCCCCAATATACAAAATCCGAAGGTGTTGCATATTGATAATCTAGATAGTTTACTTCGTGAGGAAAATATGATTTCAAAACATGAATTCCCATAGGAAAATCATCCTCATCAACTGTGTCGATATCAATCGAACATCCACTAAATGTATTGTTTTGATATAGTTCTTCTGTGTCGGCACGATCAGATCTGAGTAATATGACTTTCTTGTTATTGATATATGGTTTGATCTTATCGATATGCTCATTGCATTTCTTTAAATTCAATGGGTGTAAATAATTGGGAACCCAAGCATGGAATTCATTTTCGGTTGGTATAATAATAACATCGGCATCTTTTATGCTATCCACATCTCTTTTTGGTCTCGTCCCCCATGAAAAGTTATAGTAGGTGTACTTATATTCTGGGTGATCGGCAATAAAGTTGTTTAGACACCAATAAAATGAATCCAATATATCTTTCATTGGGCCAGTGTAATTTACTTTTGACCTTAATCTTGCAATTGCTATAGTTTTCATATTCTTTTCAAATCATCTTTAGTGCAGGATACATTCCACATCAATATTTTTTTATCTGGATTTTCTTCTTTCAATTTCAATGCATATTGCCAAACTTTTCCATCGTAATTTCTTACAGTAGGAAAGGGTGGCAAAACCTTTGTTTCCTTTTCAAATTTCTCTATCAAATAATGCTCTATAAGTTTTGCCTTTCCGTGTGGTGGATTTTTCATTCCAGTTCCAACCGCTACATATTCATTTCCAAGTTCTGATTTTTGTAATGCCAATTGCAATGCACCGGAACTACATGCACTTATAACTATATCATATTGACCATACGCTTGTCTAACATTTTTCATTTCGTTTGCCAATATATCAATTGCTTCTGGAAAATTTAAACCACAAGGTAATAGTTTAACATTTGGATTATTTTGGCAAAATTTATTGGCTGCTGCTTTGACAATATTATATAATCCACCTTTTACATAATGAATTTCTATAGAATCTTTCCCCGCTTCAACCATTTCTTCGATGAATGGTGTAGACTTTTTCCTTTCGGCTAGAAAAATGTGTCCCTTTTTGTTTAATTGATTTGTTGTATATGCAATTGCAACCATGGCCGCACCAAATGCAGTTGATGGATATGCAAACTCTTTATATTCACTATTGCTTATTAGTGGCATTAAAATACGCCGCTTTGTTCCTCCTGGATATAGATCATCCCTAGCGACATCAATTCCACAATGTTCTTTTATAATCACTTCATTTTTCATAATAATATTTATGGGAGATTATCCCACCGAACTCATAAAGGATTTTTGTTGTAATGTGTAAAACATTGGTTCTGTTGGTCTAGTATCAACTTTTCCTGTTTTAGGAGCTGGAATTGTTCCACCACCCCCATTGGATGTGTTATTGTTAATAATGGTTGGTGTTATGGGTGTGGCTGATTGTGTGCTTTGTAATTCTGCATTTTTAGATACAGCGGCATTTAATGCGGGTGCTTGTGTTGCTTCTAATGCTGGTGTTGGTGCGGCTAATAGTGGAGGAACATTATTATTACTAGTGCCCAATGCCGCAAGTTTTAGAAGATCTTGTTTTTCATTTTGAATTCTTCTAGCAACACTTTTTCTAACACCTGCTGAGGAGCTTCTAAAATTAGTATTAACATTTGCTGCTTTATAATCTTGTATTGTAGAAACAATATCGGCATCACTCATTCCTGAGATATTTTTTCCTGCTAGTGCTTTTTGTATTATTGATGCATTTGGTCCATGTTGAACTGATGTTGAGAATACTGCTTCTTGTACGGCTGCACCCTTTCCTGTTAAATCGATGCCCGCCTTTTGCAATTTTCTCATCTGTGGATCATAATGTGTATTTTTAATATATTCCTGTTGTGCATTTCCAAAATTGGGATCTAAATTTGCCAATTGTTTCCATTTATTATCAAATTCCGCACTACCAACTCTCATGCCAGAAAACTGAGAGGCATATCCAGAACTTTTAAGAAAGGCGTCAACTTGACCTTGTTTTGATGCTAATTGATATTTTCCGTATGATTTTCCTCCAAAATCCCCATGACCCGTTGAAATGACACCGGCACCTCTCCCACCAGTTTCATATTTTGTCGCAATGGAACCTAAACCACTATATCCTTTTAATGGTATATTATTGGAAACATTAGATGTACTAGAACTTGGTGCCCAACTTCCATTAGCTCCCTCAGAAGCATTACCAGAATTAGTATTACTTGCACTTGGTGTTTCTGTAGTAAACATGGATGATGTATCGGTAGCACCCCTTTCACTCGTATCGTTTTTTGCCTCACGAATAATCAAAATTTTAACGATATCATTAGATTCTTCATTTGTTAGACTTCCCATCTCCCGCCCTCTTTTAGCGGATTCCCTAATTTCTTTAAATTTTTCTATAGGTTTATGGTTTGCTGCATGTAATAATGTATTGTAAAGCCCTACCTTAGCATTTTCTTCGTTTTCTTTAGCCTCTTGTCCAGAAAAATTTGTAATGCCAACAGTATCTAATGCTTCAGCAACTGGCCCTTCTCCCATTTTAATGCCAAGTGCTTCGTTTGCACTTTTTAAGGCAGGTGAAATATAACTATCAACCAAATCAGTGATATAAGTTCCAGCATCACCTATCCATTTACCAATGGCTTTAATGCCATTTTGAAATTCTTCACTCATCAAAAGATCATTAACCAATGTACCTATTGCATATCCTCCAAGAGCTGCTAAACCAACACCTAATATGGGGAGCATAGCGGCCATAATTCCTCCACCCCCTAAAAGTGCAGCCAACGCACCTCCACCTAAAAATATCTTAGTAGCATCTTCTAATATTTCTCCGGCTTTTTCTGAAAGCCATTCCATCCAAGTTCTTGGTTTTTTTGGTTTACTGGGAACTTCAGTCTCATCTTTTTCTGGTTTTCCTCCTTTTAATAATTGCAATTTATTACCACTTCCTGTAGATTTTGGTAACCGTTGATCTTGCAAAAAATCAAGATTTTCTCTTGCAATTTTATTATATTCAGACATTTGGACAACTTTTTTATCGCCAGTATCCCTTATTGCTTGTGCAACTTCTGTTCCTCCTTGCGATTCTTGATATTCCTCATCTAGTCCTTGGACATTATTGGGTGTGTTTGGATCTGATAATAATTTTGATAATTTTGATGTTGAGCCGGAGGTGGATGTCTTACTGCTTCCTCCTATACCGGTATATTTTGATTTTAGGTTTGATCCTGCTGCCATTATAGCACCTAATTGTAATGCTAATTTTTGGGTGTGGTCCCCTGCAAACAAATTTGGACCTATTACAGCACCTAATACACCTAAAATAGAACCCATAGCGGATTTTAAACCATCTGCCGTTGCAAATGGTGTTCTTTCTGGCTTGCCACTGGCATCTTGGCCTGTCACCATTTCTTCAGAGTAATTATCAACATTTTGAGATTTTAATTTGCTTATTGCGGAATCTAATGACCGTGCACCTTCTGCCATTATTTTGTTCCTCCCGATTTATTCCATTTTTTTTCAAAAGCCGAAAACCCCATATAGGCGCCAATAATTGATCCCATTACAAAATAAAACCAAGTTATAACTTCATCTAATAATTTTAGCCTTGATTCTGGAACAGAAAATAATACCCAATATGTTACCAAAATTATAGAAAATAAAGAAAAATATGCCATACGCCGCCGGTTTCTCCATGTGTCGGTTTGATGAACCTCACAAGTTTCTCTGTTTTCTGTATTTTCTTCCGCAATATCTTCTTTCTTGTCTTTGGCCAACTTTATTTTCTCGAATTTATTTGTTGTTGTATTCTAGTATTTTCTTGTTCTATCCAATTATTCAATAAAGAGATGTATATCTCCCTTTCCATAGGAATCATTTCCTCAATCTCAGTTAATGAATATTTATGATGGTGTGTTAAATTAAAGTTGTTTTGGTAGTAGCTGAATAGGGATTCATGCCCTACCATTAGTCTAAAAAAGAGTGTATTCCCTCCAATTCATAGTATTGTTCAAATGAACAAGTTGGGCATTTCATATCAATTCTATGCTTTAATCTTGGAATAGTTTCAAAAAACTTTTCAATTTTCTTAAAATCATTAATAGGTATACTTTCAATAAACTCTGTTAATTCACTTTTTGATATTTCATCAACAACATATACATTTTCTTCATCTGAAATACTTTCAATGCATGAGCCAACAAAATCTACCATATTTGAGGCTTGTATTCCTTCTAATGTGAGACTTTGTTTTTTGAGGTTTGCCATAATATCATAAGTTGGTTCTTTCATCATAATAGTTAGTCCACAATCTAACTTAATTTTAGGGTTGTGTAATTCTGATGCTGAAACTTTAACATCATTGAGATTTATCTTTACCGTTTTGGGTTCTTTACAAGTGGGGCACTCAGAATTTTCAATTCCCATGAAATTTAATGTTAGTATTTCCGATATGCTTGCTGCCCTAATATTGAGTAATATAAACTCTATTTGATAATATGCGAGTTTATCTATATCGATGCCTTCTGTGACAATGCAGTTATTAACTATTTGTTTTGTTGATGTGATAATCTGATTCTCATCTCCCGTTTCAATGGCCATCATCAATATTTTATTTTCCTTTACTGTAAATGGTCTAATGCGTATTCTTTTTTCTATAACCGGCAACACAATATCATATATTGGTAAATTAATTTTTGGTAACATAATGAATCCTCACTAAAGTTTATATAATAATTTATGAGCCAGTTTTTGTTGGCTTTGCTGTTTTTGATAAAGAATTTGCTGCTATTGCCGTAATGGTTTCTAATGACTGCAATACCCCCTCCCCAAATACTAAAGATTTGTATCCGGATTTTAAATTCTGCACACTATTTCTGGCTTCAGTTAAAAGTTCGGCTTTATTGAGACTTGGGTCATTATTAGGTAGTGTGTTAATATATGATTCGACATCAAAACCAAGTGCTGCTGCAAAATCTTTGCTATTTGCTTGTGGGCTATTTGATAGGGCATCCACATTTTCCCAACTTTTCATTACAAACTCGACCTCCAATGTGGCGTAATTTGTCGAACCGGCCGCTTCAAAAACTATTTCATCAACTCTTCTTGGATAAAACTCATTTAATCTTACACCATAAGTAGGTAGCCCTCTATTATCTAAGGATATTACTGTGCAACTTCCTCTAGCATAGTCATCATAATATCCCATATAGTTGTTGCCTGGTTCGCATATTAAATTTTGCCAAGCATCCATCAATTTTTTCATTTTCATGCCCTCATCGCAGATAAATGTAAACTGCACTGGCGCATATAGAGCATAGCCTGGCATATGTCTAATTTGACCTAAATGCCTAAATTCGGCTGTTTCCATTTCTCTTCCGGGTAATCCAACCTTTTGTGCTAATGCGGGAATGAATCTTGCATCACCTTTTCCTGAACCTAAACCACTAGGTGGTGAAAACATAACATAATACCTCCATGGTCTTTGGACTCCAGTTCCTAGTGCGGCAAGAAATGACCAATAATTTGGTGGTGTTGGCATTTTAGTTATATCTTATTTTTATCCGACCAAACTTCTTTTGAAGTTGCTCCTATAAATTTTTGAAAAGGTAAAAACGGTATACTATGCCAATGGCTTGTTGGTATAATATACAAAGGGCTTTTCATTTGTTTATATTTATAGTGTTTTATGGTATATTTGTAGTGCCATAATTTTTTCTGTTTAAGTATTTTTCTATATGTCATTACTCTATAGTTTTCATCATCTATTCCTTCTCCAAATTCTGTTATTAGCCTAAAAAGAAAATATGCTCTAACTCTAGGTGGCAGATAATGTAAATTTAGACCATAAAAGCCATCAGATATTTTTGGCAATATGGGAAATATTAAAGGATACTTATCGTAGACATTTAAATCTTTGTTTAATGGCATATAATTGAAAAAATACATATATCCCATTTGTGGTCTTTTGTGTGCTTCTAGTGTTAATTTTAATTCGGCAAATGTTGTTATAGTGCCTTTAAGTTGTGATTGGAACCATAGATATTTACCTAATAAATCAGAATCCGAGTTTGGTTTCGAGTTATATATTTCTTCCAGGGTTTCTAGCTGTTTTTTGACATTAGGTTTCACATTATCCCTAAATTTTTTAAATTCTCTTCAGTCCAAACTTCAAATGTAATATTATTTTGTTTGGCAAATGCACTTGCAGCTTCCCATTTTGCTAAATTTCTAGCATAGTCGGCCGTTTCTCTTAATAGTTTTTTGGTAGAACGTTTTTTTCTTTCTGGGGGTTTTGTGAACCTTTTAGGTTTAATTTCTATTAACACTGTTTTGCCGTTTTTAAATTGAATTAATAAATCCACAAAATATCTATGAAATTTACCATCAACTGGGCATCTATATGGTATTATTATTTCTTCAGATACCCATTTTTGTATGCCAGAATTCTTATCACACCATATAAATACCATGAGTTCCAATCTAGATCTATAGTATATTTTACTATAATCACCGAGATACTTGGATTTGTTGATTGGTTTAAAGCAACCTTTATGGTATTTCATACAAATATTTAGGCAATACAAACAGATGGGAGATTATAGTTCTTTTTTTAATTTCGGGAATTTTTTTGATAATCTTGAATCTGCAAATAAAAGCGTGACCGATTTTGCTAGTGGTGTTGCTAATGCTGCTGTTCAAGGTGCCGGAGAATCGGTTACAGCCGCAATAGAATCCGGAACCAATCCATATAATAGTGCAGCCCAAGTTGCTGAAATTTTTGGATTAGGTAAAAAGAGTTTAGGGACTAAACCTGGTTTATTTTTTCCACTAGATTTATTTTCTCCAATGTCAAATAATTCAAGGGTTGAATTTGATATAATAGGCGGAACTAATAGTCCAGCTCTTGTGCAAACTATAGCACTTTACATGCCACCTGGTGTTATTGATAGTAGTGCGGCAAGTTGGGCCGAAGAATCCTTAGGTGGGGCAAGTGGTGCTATTAATGAAATGACAAATGCAGCCACAACTACATACGAGGCAATAACAAACCCTGGAACCAGTGCTTCATCAACAATTACTGGTTCATTGGTCAATACAATTGATGCGGTTACTTCTAATCAGGGTGGATTTAAAACAAGAAGGGCATTAAATCCACATAAAGCATTATTATATCAGGGGCACACATTTAGAAATTTATCCTTATCTTTTGATATGTATGCAAAATCAAAAGATGAAAGTGATGCAATCGCAAAAATCATTAATGCATTTAAATATGCCGCCCATCCCGATTTAGCCGGCGGCACCGCCGCTGAAGCCGCAAGTACATTTATGTACCCAGACCAATTTACAATAAGAATGCTACCATTATCTTCAACAAGAGAAAAAAGTAAATATATGTTTAATTTTGGACCATGTATTTTACTTAATATGAGCACAAATTATGGACCAAATCAAGCCGCATTTTTTGGTGCAACCGGAGCACCCGTCCACATTAATTTAACATTAGAATTCCAAGAAACTTTCCAATTAACAAAACAACATTTAAGAGATCCGAGTTTGGGGCTATAATGAAACATTTTAAGTTTTTCCCAAAAATAGAATATGATAATGAAAGCGTAACTGATATTTTTAGGCGTGCAGTTTTGCACCCTAAAGTTAAAAACGTACAAGCCATTTATAGTGATATTAGGATCATAGATGGTGGTAGGGCAGATAACTTGGCATTTGAATATTATCGGGATGTGGATTTAGAGTGGTTATTTTTTTATGCAAATGATATTCAAGATCCAATTCTTGATTGGCCATTAGAGTCTAATGCTTTCAATGATTATATTTCGCAAAAATATCAAACAAATGTACCCGAACGGGTATTTAAACCTTTAGGTAAAATCGGCAATGTTTGGATTGATAATACTGAAGATCAAAGAATTGTTAATTTTACATCAAAACGATATACCCCTATAGAAATTGGGCAAACAATAAAACACCCATTTAGGGATGAATATAGGAAGGTAATAGATATCATAAATGAATATAGTTTCGTAATTGACTCAATATTTTCGCAACCATTTCCAAATAGTGCTAGTCAAATGGAATATGCAGAAATATATACAAATATTCATTCATTTTGGGATCTTAGAACTGGCCATCAAATTGATTATTCTACATGGTTGACATTAAATGCCAACAGGCGCAAAATAAAAACATACTATGAATATGAATTTGAATTAAACGAAAACAAACGAAAAATTCAAGTAATTAGTAAATCCGAGGCAGCGTCACTATATAATGAACTTTTAACGATATTCAAAAAATAATATGTCAGAGCAGATACGTAATACTAAAGATTATTATCTTAGAAAACTTGAATTGGTTGCTTATAATGGTAAAGGATATGATGTTTCTGCCTTACGTGGAAATTTATTAATATATGAGGATATATTTTCTCCTATAATGACCGCCGAACTTGAATTAACTGATACAATGGATATGGCTACTCTTTTTCCTTTTATAGGGGAAGAGAAAGTTAGAGTTATATTCACAAAACAAGATCCAGAAAGCCCCTCTGGGGGATATTTGGATGATGTGAGTCTAGAATTTGATGTGTTTAAAGTTACGGGTAGAACTGTAATGAATACCAAAACTCAAAATTATGTGCTACATTTACTTTCCTCAGAAGCGATGAAATCATATAAAACGAGAATATTTAAATCCTGGAAAAAGGTAAAATATTCGGAGATGGCACAAAATATTTTTGATGATAATATCAAAATAACTAGACCCATCAAAATTGAAGAAACTCAAGGTGAGTTTGATATGGTTATAGGAAACAAAAACCCATTGGAAGCAATTAATATGTTGGCTTCTAGATCCTTGCCTACAGGCTCAACCTCTGGCAAAAAACATACACCGCCAGTATTATTTTATGAAGATAGAGATGGTTTCAATTTTGTTAGTTTAGATTCTCTTTTATTAAAAAGCCCTAGCCAAACATTTACAAGAAGAATTGCTAACGAACGAGATCCTAAAACAAATTCACAAAACATTGATAAAGCATATAAAGCAATAGAATTCATTGATTGGGTTGGTTGGTGGGATACGATGAGATTAATGGATATGGGATTTTATGGTCAAGAGGCAATATTGCTAGACCCTATACAAAGAAAGTTTACTAAAAAGGAATTTAAAATATCTACCGATTGGGGAAAAATGAATACTCTTGAAAAGGAAAAAGTATTCACGGACTCAAATCAACTATTAGATGCAACCATGGCACATAGAAAATTGGTTTATACAAATCAAGGAATTGAGGCCCTTTCTCCAGATGAAACTTCAACCAATATTGAATCTTATCTATTAGAAAGAACATCAAAATTGGCTCAAATGTTCCATACTAGATTCTCTATGAGTATAGCAGGTGATCCAAGAAGAAAAGTAGGAGAAGTTTTAAAATTAGAATTACCGGAAGAGGCTGGTGATGTTGATGAAAATCGCCCAGAAAAGCCAAATAGATACTACTATGGAAACTATCTTGCAATTGCCATGAAGCACCATATATCATTTTCGGCGTATACCATAGACGTTGAATTGGCTAGAGATAGCTTTTATCAAGAAATAGAACACGAAGATCCGATCGAAAGATATAAAAATAGTGTTTAGTATTGACATAATACATTTGGTGTGTTATTTTACTTTTTAGAATTATTAACGTGTGGAGCTTACTATGAAGAATAAATTATACTATTTGGCTTGCCCATACACACACCCAGATAGAAAAATAATGGATGCAAGATTGGAAGAAGTTACCAGAATTGCAGTAGAATTGCTAAAACAAGGAATTTATGTATTTTCTCCGATTTCATATAATGGACCCTGGGAAAAATATAATTTACCTCATGAATTTTCATTTTGGGAAGATTTTGATAAAACATTCATAACAAAATGTGATGGTATATTTGTTTTAAGGTTAGAGGGTTGGGATAAATCTATTGGAGTAAAGGCCGAAATAGAATTTGCACATCAGATTGATATACCGGTTTATCATATCACACCAAATGATGTTGATTCTGGTATTTTAAAAAGTATATTGGAGTCTATATGCCCTACATAAAAGATGAACTTAGAAAATCATTAGATGATAGCATTAAATCATTAGCAAATGACATCCATGTGGAAGCCGCCAATACACAAATTTGTGGTTTATTGAATTATACTATAACAAAATTGATATTAGAAATCTATAGTGACCGCAAACTATCTTATTCAGATTGGAATGAGATTATAGGATCTTTGGAATGTTGTAAGTTGGAACTATATCGCCGTAAAATTGGACCATATGAAGATATAAAGATTATGGAGAATGGAGATGTCCGATGAATCTGTTGCACAATTAATACAAAAACTTGATTTAGAAATAAAAAATCATGCAATTGTCGTTATGATTAAACGATATAAACACAAATATAAAACATTTGATGAATTTTATGCATTTATTTCAAATGAAGGGCTTAATGAATATACGGAAGTTTATAAAGAAACTATTAAACGATTAAAAGAGGCTAATAACATATGAAATATAAGGTAGTTGAAGAAGTTGATGGCATAAAAAAAGAAAGTAAAATCCATGAAACTTTTGAAATGGCAAAAAAGGCATTAGATTCTTATATTACATTTTTTTCTAAAGTATTAAATGCGGATGTTAAGGAAATTAATCCAAATAAATATGAAATAGTATGGAAAGAAAATCATATTATAGTGGAATTATTGGAAATAGAAAATGAATAGTGAGAATAAGAATTTTTTAGTGGATGTTGGTGTAGTTCTTTTAGTATTAATGGTGATTATTCTTTTTGCTGCTTTATCGGAGAATTTTATAAAAAAGGAAAACGGGTGCTTTGATGAAAAGGAAATTACAAGAACTAAGTAAAGACCTAACAAAAGTAGGTGATTTAATCAAAGAATGTTTGATTAAAGTAGAAGGTAACCCCCATTTGGAGAATAAATTAAAGTTATATAATGACATAGTTGAAATTGAAAAAAACGTATGCGTTTCGGACATACCATCAGAAAAAAAATTACACATGTTGGATATGATGAAAGAATTGCTAAATTCACTAATTGATGATGTCGATCATAGTCAATGGAATATAACACAACAGCAACAATAACTCTATAATACAAAATTGATTTTTACACAATGAACCGAAATTTGTCTTATTGGGAGAGTGAGTATATATTAAATTCGTCTGATGTCATAATAGTTGGTGCTGGCATAGTCGGACTAACTTCAGCATACTGGATACTCAAATCCCAGCCAAAATTAAATGTCACAATATTAGAAAGATCCCCTATACCATACGGCGCCACAACAAGAAATGCTGGTTTTGCTTGTTTTGGTAGTCTCTCTGAATTATATGAAATGATCAAAATAGGAAAATCTATAGACGAAGTATTCTCCTTAGTTGAACGGCGATATAATGGTCTTGGTTTATTGTTAAGTGAAATTGAAGATATTGGATTTTCTCAATGTGGCAATTATGAAATATTTACCAAAAATGAAAAAACTTTATTTGACGATTCAATCCATTTTATGGACACAGCCAATACGGAAATTTATCGACGTTTTGGAATTGAAAATAACTATAAACTAAGTAATGAATCTATAAATGCTTTTGGGTTTCAAAATGTGGAAAATCTTATAAGTAGTGTAGGTGAGGGTACAATTAATACAGGTAAACTGTTTAATAGCCTTTACAGGAACGCAACCAAACTAGGTACAACTATATTAACAGGTGTTGAGGTGCAGTCATATAACGGTACTAACCTTGAGACTAATATTGGAATATTTAAGTCCCATAAATTATTATTTGCAACTGACGGCTTCTCTGGAAAGTTTTTTCCAAATGAAATTAATCCATATCGAGTGCAGGTCGCTATAACAAATCAACTCGAAAATATACCATTTAATGGTGGATTCCATTTTGACCGTGGTTATTTCTTTTTTAGGGAAATTGATAGTAGGATATTAATCGGTGGTGGTAGACATCATTATCCTGATTCAGAAAATACCAACGAAATGTCCACTACAGAAAACATACAGGGAATTTTAATAAATTTGCTAAAAACAGTAGTGTTTCCTAATAAACCATTCACTATTGACATGAAATGGGCGGGTATATTAGGTATGGGGGCCGAATGTGGTCAATTGCCCATAATCAAAGAAGTTGAACCTAACGTTTATATTGCTATCCGCACAAGTGGCATGGGTGTGGCGCTAGGGAGTGCTATGGGAAAAGATGCTGCTGAATTGATATTATCTTAAAGTTCTAGATCATCTGTATTTGGCTGAATCCAATTATTGTATGAAGTTGCTTCTAAAAATGTTGTGAATGTTTTCATAAAAAGGAAAATACCCTAAATCCTTAGGGTATTTATTGTAGTATCTTATAGGAATTCATCATAAACGTCAATATTTTCTTTATTGAGTTCTTCATGGAAAAGATCTCGTATTTTGTTTGCCATTACTTCTTGACCAAATGCAATTATATTACAAATAGTCTCCGGAGAAGATACGCCATTTTCTTTCATAAAGGATTCAAGATGCTCTTTATTTAAAAACTCATCTTGAATATTTTTTGGTGTGATTCTCAAATCGGAATCGATACCATATTTACACATAGCCCGTAATTTTATGTAAAAATCATATAGCACTCTCCTTACTTTTTGTTGATCTTCTAATTTTGTGGCAAATTTAGATAAATCATCTTGATCTTCAAAGGTAAATTTTAGTTCTACTGTCATTTTATTCTCCTATTTTATGAAAAAGTTATTATATGATTTCCTATGTGAAATTTACTGTCACGAGGAATTACCGCATTTCTAGCATAAGCATTAATCAATGATACTATTGTATCAGAATCTTGTTGATAATACGCAACCCACAATTTTGGACCATGTTCAAAGTGAAATTCAACCCTAGTATCACCTGCATCCGGAATACAGGATATTGCACATAATGTTGAGTTGTTGCATTTAATATCTAGCGGATTCTTTTTTGAAGTAATCAATATAGTCATATATCACCTTATAATTAATGTGGTGGATCCAGAGGGATTCGCACCCTCGTCCAAAATGTTTCTATCACATCGTATACAACAATAGTCCAATTTCTTTTTACTCTTATCTTATATCAAACTGAACCAACTTTCAAGATAAAAGTGCAGGTTACTGCAATCTTCATCATTTAGTAATATTGGATCTATTTGATGAATATTCAATCCAATATGTTGATTGTGAATGATGCACCTTGTATACCACCAACATCTCTACAAGATACAGATCACGCAGCCAGTGCGTAATCAGTGAAACTTTCGTCTACACTTAGAATTTGATACATTTTTACAATGCCAAGTATCATCATTGTGTTGTAAATGTGGGTTTCTGTCATTCTGTCGAAATCTAGTTGGACCCATTTCTTATAGTATATATCATAGAACAATCAAATGTCAATCTTTATTTGATGGTGTACGAAAAACGCTTGCAATGAAGTTTAATATGGCAACAATTGATAATGATACCCATATTGATGGTATCTTGATTAATCCAAAATTATCTGCTATTATATTCCAAAATAGCATAAGTAGTGCCGATTGTGCCAACAATAACAATAAAGTAGCACCAACAACGGCTAATATAGTGAAAAAGATGATTAATATTAGTTTGATGAAAAAAAGAATATCACTTTTATTTTTTTTCAAATCAAGAAATGGTAACATTTTATCCTCCAATAATATTAAAAATTCAGATCAATTACCACAGGTGGGTTTGTCATAAGATAATTTTCATTTAACACAGATGCATTTATAAATGTTTTTCCATTTTTTTCGATTACCTGAGTTTCTGTAAAGTGTGTATGTATATGACCAAACATATGATATTTAATTGATGGTATACTCATTACTCTATCATATAAGAAAGAATCTCCGCAGTATTCACCTGCAACATTTTGGTCTAATATTTCAAAACAAGGGCCATGAGTAATTAATACTTGAGTATCATCTGGAATTTGAGACCAACAGGATTCAAGATGTTCTGGTTTTACATTAAATGCCCAATTATGAAACCATTTTGTATAAGGAGAACCATAAAACTTAATACCTTCAATTTCTATTGTATTGTTGAACAAATAGTGTAAATTTTTATCCTTTTTCTGATAATACTTGATATTTTTCATTACACTAGCATAATATCGGTTGTTTGTTTCGAAACAAAAATCATGGTTACCGGCAATGAATAACTTATACTGAAATTGTTTTTGAGATTTAAACCAATCTAAAAAATCATCAAATTGATATTCTTCGCCAACGTCAGTAATATCACCACAATGGATTAATAGATCGCCTTCTGGTAATTTCTTTAATTGTCTGTGGTATCTATGTGTATCACTAATTACAACGGCTTTCATCTTTAATCCTTTGTTTGTATCCATAACTCATCTTCTAGGGTCCATAGTTTCTCACATAATTGCCGCCATAATCGGGCTTCTACTTGAAACCATAATGAGTTTTTTATTTCTTCTCTTAGTTGGTCCCTTAGTTGCCAATATAGTTCCCCTCTTAGTTGCCTCTCAATATTCATAAATCCTCCCATAGTTGGCCATATAGTTGGCCATATAGTTGGTCCAATAGTCGGTCACATAGTTGGTCCCATAGTTGGTCCCTTAGTTGGTCCCATAGTTGGTCCCTTAGTTGGTCCCTTAGTTGGGCATATAATTGCCCCTCAATATTCATAAATCCTCCTTTGGTTGGCCCCATAGTTGGTGCGGTGCCCATAAATTTATCTTTACTCAAATTTTTTACTTATAATCATTTGATATGTTAAAGTTCTACCAACAAATACCACTTCAGACAGATTTACTGTAATTCCACATGGTGCATCAGTTTTATGTAATCTGACTAAACCCCTTGAGGGCATAGTTTTCATTACTCGGTACAATTCTCCATTGTATGAGGCTATATCTTCTGATTTAAGATCTATATTGTTCTTCAGTTTGAAGGTATTCATCCAAGTTGGCATAGAATTCTTCCATTTCATTTAATGTTTTCTGATATTCTAAATATAAAAAATACTCATACTCATCATTATATTCCTTTATTTTAGTAGAATCAATATTTTTTTCATTATTTGTCATTATTTTTCCATAGTTTACTATAAACAGTTTACTATAAACTATTTTCCAATTGTTTAACCTCAAAGTATCTTTGAATTTTCCATGTCAAAAGATGCCACCATTTTATCAATAATGGCATTTTGACTTTTTCCAATTTTATGAGGTAATAAAGCAATTCTGCCTCACTTAGATATGAAGAATGAGAAGATTTGATTCTAAAAACCTCATCAGAACTCCAAGACATCAGTGTGTCATATTGATATGCACCATCTTCTATTTTTTGAAATTTGAGTATGCCATTATTATAGATGATGTAAATTAAGTTATAATCTCCATCAAATGCTTTCCATTGAGATGGATTATTTTCCGTAATTCTGGTTATACTATTCAACATTTTCTTCCTCACATTTTGAGATAATCTTAGACCAACAAATAAGGTTATGTTTGTTTATTTTATTCTCTTTTTTTGCTGCCATTAGTTCATTATAAATTGTTTCTTTATCCAATTCATCTAATAGGTGCCAAGACGCTTCAATGGAAGCAATGACCATATCGGTCATGTAATTCCCCTTTATTAGACTATATCTAAATGCTCCTATGAGTATAATATTATTCAATTCTAAGGATTTTAACTTATGCATCTACATTCTCCAATGCCTCTGTTATTTTGGTTTGTATAACTCTAGGATCGCCGATACAAGAAACAATAACCTCTTCATCATTATTTAAAATGATATGGATATGATTTCCTTTATATGAATAAACCACTGATGGCTCATTAACGAGTTGAACCTTGATGAATAAATCATCCTTTGTTAAAATGATAAAGAATTGCTTTATGCTAATAGACCAGTCGGGAATCTTTCTAAAGATTGTATGGATGTCACTTCTGTTTTGGCAAAGAAATTTAGTTAAACTCATCGGTTTTAGTTAATCCAACTACAAGCCTATTACCGTTAATAAAATCAAAAATTTTGATATCATGCTTATCATGATATACTTTAATGTGACCAGGATTCATTTCAAATATACTTTTACAGTATAATAGCAAATCCTGTTTAGTTGTCAAGTATTTTGTTGATAGTGTTTTTTTATCATTGTAAATTGCTATAATTTTCATAATAATTCTAATGATTCTGATATTTGCCATATTATATGATTATAGAGTTGATCTATTAATGAAAACTCCAATATTTCAAAAAATGATTCATATAAAGATTCGTGTATGGTGTCATCCAATTGATTGTGTAGTGAGTCATATAAAGGATGCTCTATTTCATATTGTGTTTTTGTTTTCCATAATTTATATTCAATATTCATAAATCCTCCTATAGTTGGCCCTCCAGTTGGTCCCATACTTGACTTCCTAATTGGTCCCCTAGTTGGCCCCATAGTTGGGCATATAGTTGGTCCGATAGTTGGTCCAGTTGGTTATTAATGTTCATAAATCCTCCTTTAGTTGTGATTCTATATTTAACTGAACATTAGCATATAGCCTTGTATAACTTATTTGGGTTTGCATTATATTCCAATATAATTTCCTACCGATTTTTTTGGATATTTCATCAAAAATTTCATTTGAAATGCAAACACGTCGGGTTTCCATTTGAATTGTAAATCGATTTTTCTTAATATTCATAAATCCTCCTCCAGTTGCCCGCTTAGTTGGCCCCCTAGTTGGTTTCCTAGTTGCCACCCTATTTGGCCCAACAGTTGGCCCCATAGTTGGCCATATAGTTGGTCCCTTAGTTGGCCCCTTAGTTGGGTATATAGTTGGCCCCTTAGTTGCCTCTCAATATTCATAAATCCTCCCGTAGTTGGTCCCTTAGTTGGCCCAATAGTTGGCCCCTTAGTTGGGCATATAGTTGGCCCAATAGTTGGTTATCTAGTTGCCAATATAGTTGGCCCAATAGTTGGTTATCTAGTTGCCAATATAGTTGGGCCCCTAGTTGGCCCCTTAGTTGGCCTATTAGTTGCCTCTCAATATTCATAAATCCTCCCATAGTTGGCCCAATAGTTGGCCCCTTAGTTGGGCATATAGTTGGCCCAATAGTTGGTTATCTAGTTGGCCCCATAATAGGTCATATATTTGATCTCCTACTTGGTCCCATAGTTGGTCCCATACTTGACTTCCTAATTGGTCCCATAATTGGCCCCCTAGTTGGCCCCATAGTTGGCTCCGTATTTGTTCCCTCAATTCATGTCGAAAATTAGTATATATTTGATCATTGATATTCATATTAAATTCCTTTTAAGGGCCTTTTTCCTCGTTTTTTATGTCACCATATCTTATTGCATCGTCTAAAATGGAATCAAAAATCATGACACCCCATGGCCATCTTAAATATTCGCCATACATTTTTGCCTCATAATATAATTCAATGATTAAGGGATTTCTTAATGTAAAAACTAAATCAGAAGTAACCCAATCAACGATTAACATAATCATTTCTTTAAAATATTACATAAATGAAACATTGCATTTTTTATGTCATCAACATCACCACCCAAAGTAAAGTATAATGTTGTTCGAACCCATCCTCTTTCCTCGGTTATATTCAGTAATTTTATGTTATGTTGTGAAGCAATATATTTCAATAGTTGCACTCCGGGTATGGTTCCTATAATATATCCAAATCTATCACTGTATTCAATATAATTTGTTTCCATAAAAATCCATCAAATATAGTATCATTTCACACTATTTCTATTTTACAACACTTTTAATCTAGAAATCAACAAATATTTGACTAGTTCTGCTTTTTTGTGATATGATAAAATAAAAACAATATGAGGTAATATGGAATTTGATAACTATATAACGATAAAATTATATTTGTTAGTTCATAAAGAAATTCAATCCAAAATGCCTGCTCTTAATGGTTCCATTTTATCCGATTATATTCCCTATGAATGGTTGTGCAATACGAAATGTGAGATGTTTGATATTTTTGTCACTAGATATAAGGGAAACCTTCTTCAACAATTATCGGAGGACTTGAATTATGACCGATTTTGAAGCATTGATTTATTATAGATTATATGCTAAATTGATTACAGTGGTTGAAAATGTAGTTGGTCCTGCTAATCATGCCAAACTTTGTGGTCCTTTACATGATAAATTTTTTGATGAATTGGCTTTACATATTATTGATGATTTATTGGATCCAAATAATCCAAATTCTTTTATGCTTTAAATATATCTGATAATGATAGTTTTATGTTCAATTCCAATTCACCGTAAAGTTTTCTGATAATGTCATCTTGCCAGCCTCGGTTTTGCCAATTATTATCTGGATTTTGAATTTTCAGGAATTTATCTATAGGTGCACATATTTTTTTATATCTAATTGCATATATTTGGCGTGAAATGTCTTTCATAATTCCTCAGATAAATTATTCCGTTTTAAAGACAATTCAGAAAAGATTAATTGATTAATTTGATAAAGTGCACCACCCATTGGAAATGAAATTGCCAAATTATCTCTATTTGTATCTTTGAATGGGCTATAGTCATATAAATCAACGGCTATTGAAAATTTTAAGTTTATCAAATTTTGAGTTAGTAAGTGATCGTTTATTTTATTCATAACCATCCCATAGTTGGACCTCTAGTTGGTCCCATAGTTGGTCCCATAGTTGCCAATATAGTCGGCCCCTTATTTGGACCCATAGTTGGCCATATAGTTGGCCATATAGTTGGTTCCCTAGTTGGCTTTCAATATTCATAAATCCTCCTCCAGTTGGACTTTTAATGTTGTTCTTAATGGTCGCCATAAATTAGAAACCAATTTACTCCATGATGTATCATTCAAATGTACCCTCACATTATTTCCCAATTGATACCTTAATTTGTTATATTGATATAATGATTGTTCAATATTCATAAGTCATCCTGTTGTTGCCTAATTGTGTGCCCAAGATCACGAATAACCAAATGTGATGATGTTGCAAATTTGTTATATAAATTTTCATATAACGAGCACCATATATCATTTGAAATGTTAAAATTGATATAATTCCATATACTATTCTTAGATGATTTCTGTCTTAAATTGTCACAAATATTAAACATAACATTAACCTTATATTATATACATATACAATTCATCATCAATGGCTTTTATATTTGGTTTCCACACATCAATCTCCATCCATCCAAAATGAATCCCCATCCTCTCCTTTCAGGTTACGTTCAACGTTGTGATGTACACTATCACATAATTTTGTTTTAAGTTCCAAAATATGTAACCTCCAAAGATATAAGTCATCCTCTCTTTCAAATTTGCCGCAATATGGTGCTAAGGATTTGTGTTTTGTTTTCCTCGTAGGGTTTTCATCAAAAGGATTCACATAATTACTCCCATAACCATATGAAATTTCATTTCTTAATGATGTTCGAATATTACCATTAGATACTCCCATTACTCACCCCTAAATATCACCAAAAGTTCAATATTCATTTAAATCCTCCATTATAGCTATATACAATTCATCTTCTATGCGGCAATATAGAATTTCAAACAACTCCTCATTAGGGCTTATTCTATCTAGACTAGGCTCCTTCAAATAACTGAGCTGCCAAAACCACCAAATATTATATAATTGAGATGTTAAAGATCTAACATGCTTTACTTTAAGAGCATGGTATATATTGATCATACTTTGCCACTCCTTAGGTTGAACCAAAGGAGATAACTCACTTTCCATACAATATTCCATTAAAATACTTATACACAAATCAACAACATCCTATCCAACTTAATACGAGATACATCTCCCATCGTAGATCACTAAAATATACCCAAACCGGGCCCTGTATATCCGCTTTAACCATACGGTTCAAATCGTCATGTAAATGATCAATGAAATTTAACGAGACATTCATGATAACAATCCTTAAATATAAGTTTTATGTAGATATAAATCTTTCCTCAATTGATTATCCAACTGTTCTTTCAGTTGATCGCCCAATTGTTCACATAGTTCTTCCCATGGCCCATACCATAAGTATTCCCATGGTATGTCACCGCACTGATTGCATAACTCACACCACAACGGGTCTCTAGTCTTCCATGTATTAATCTCAAGATTCATACACAACCTTTAGTTGATTTTTTAATTCATCTGATATATCGTGCCATAGAATATTCTGGAGTAATGTATAAATCTCTTCCTCAAGCCTTTTCACTATTTTCAGTTCCAAGTCGTCTCGCAAACTCCATCCCAAATCCTCAGATATTCGGCATGGCACAACCTTATGTAATCTCACTGCAAAATTACTCATAAATCCCCCAACATCCGATAATGGAATATATCATTCTCAATATGATCACTTAACCCAAGGTACAATTTTCCATGTAAAGGTACATAAAAGATTGCTGTTACCGATTGAGTTCCGGTCATCGTGAAATCATTTGTGGCCAGGCCCCTCAACAGATTGCCTAAATAGGAGCCCCGTTCAAGTAATTCTTTATAAATATTCATATGTCATTCCTTAAATATTCAGCACCATACCCCTTTATTGGCACCTCAATGGTATAAAATAATATATCAGTCATAGGCCACCGTATTTCATAACAAAGAAAATTATTAACTTCATAATTTGTAGCCTCTGTAAGTATATCATCCAAGTCGGAATATAAACTTTCTTTACCACGAATGCCTTTATAAAATTCGTCTCTGAGGTTCATAAATCCTCCTCTAGTTGGCCCCATAGTTGGACCCATAGTTGGAGCCATAGTTGGCCCCTTAGTTGGATCCATAATTGGTCGCCTACTTGGTCATATAGTTGGACCCATAGTTGGACCCATAGTTGGTCCCATAGTTGGCCATATAGTTGGTCCGCTAGTTGCCTCTCAATATTCATAAATCTTCCTCAAATGAATTACCGACCTACAATTAAGCATAACATACCATATTATACATTGCAAACACAATTCACCATCTAAGAAATATTTGCAAATCCATAAAATACTATTTGTATTGTCACCCAATTTCTGCTATTATTATATTAATGACTATTTTGGAGATTCAGGAGATTATTATGAAATCCCTCACACAAAAAGAAAAAGATGATGTACTCAATGTCGATACACTAATATACCAACAACACCTAACCAAAAACTATGATTTAGTAGATTATTCAAATCTCGACTCAAAAAACTCAAGTATTCTAAATTTACAATTAATGTATGAAGCACAAGAAGAATATGATAGAAATACAAATCCTAAACTAGATAAACTAACATTTACTAAAGAAATACATAGAAGACTAAACAAAAGACATAACCAAGCATTAAGACTCGCAAAAAAAGAAAACATTAGTTTCCTAGATGCACTTAATAGAATACCTGATATTGAGGGTAGATATATAGAAACCGATCCTATAGAAGTATACACCTGGCATAATAATAGTGTATACGAGAGACGATTTACTAAAAGAACTGTTACATTATGGGGGCAATGGGGAGGGCACAGTCCTAATACCGTAAAGCCCATGAGAGTATTCACAGATGATGAATTTCCAGAAGGGCATTCTTTATATCATCAAATAGCAGTATACTATCATTGGGTATTCAATCCTACAGATGCTAAAGAGATTATTGAGAGATCTCTTGCATTTGTAGAAAGTGGAGGGCTTGCACGATTATGAGGAGAGAAATAAACCTTGTAGATAAACTAAACGCCTTAGAGTGGTTGCATACTACTCTATGGCATACTATGAACCAAAATATAAAACAACCTAGAAATGATCTATACAATGCACTGTATCCGCTTAGGCAAGAATTAATGATGCAATTGAGGAATGATACCCTTGAAAGAAATAAAAAACATCGGTGATATATTGCATAACAGCCCACAGGGTAAGGGAGATTTATATTGCACTAGTGCTTTGTAATATGATATGATTGTAATAGTGAAACTTTCAGTAAAGGCTTTATATGGAAATTTATTGTAGAATTGATTTATATTGGGCTTTAAGGGGTTATGTAATGAGGAATGTGGAGATGCCTCCTATATGGTGGGGCGACATTGCAAGGTTTGAGTATGAAATGGAATGTATATTTGGAGTGGATGACCATGGATATTGATTGTAAACTAAGAGAGTGGCGCTGTCGGCTACATGCCGAACTATATTATCTATTGGACTATGAAATTCTAATTAGGCCAGTCAGGCAGGAAATATATTGGACCCTGAAGAACCAAATATATGACCACATCTATCTTCTACCGGAGGATATATTATCATCTACAGTACAAACTATATGACCAACTTGAGGTGATACTGGTGCCTGAACAATATACCAAACTGTACATTCCTTTGAGGGACCAAATGCAGGACCTACTAATGGATCAATTATATCGGCACCAATTTGAGGATAATGTATGAATATCTCTCTTGAATTAGATCATAACAAGTCTTCTATGTACCATGAATTGGATCGTGTGTTTATAGTTGCTACTGAACATTCTGCTCAAATGTATTGTAATAGGATAAGGTGGGAGATGTTTATTGTGTTGTATCAAAGGGTGGTTACTAATTGGATATGATATGAGTATTAGAGATCAATTATGGAATCACTTATATAGCCAAGTGGGGGAGCAACTATGGTGCCAAGTGTATGATCAATTAGATGATTCACTATATAACGAAATATTTGGCGAACCATATCGTATATTAAAGGTCCTGTATGACGAATTATATTTCAATTGACAAATTTATGGGATTAGACTATGAACATTAATAACCAATTATGGAACCAACTAGATAACCAACTCTTGGACCAATTATATACTCAATTAAGGGACCAACTAGGGGACCAACTATATTGGCAACTAGATAACCAACTATTGGACCAATTATATGTCCAACTATCGGACCAACTATTGGACCAACTAGATTACCAACTAATGGAAGACTATGAACATTAATAACCAATTATATGGCCAACTAAGGGAGCAACTATATGGCCAACTAGATTACCAACTCTTGCACCAACTATGGGACCAACTATTGGACCAACTAAGGAACCAACTAGATAACCAACTAAGAGGCCAACTATTGGACCAACTATGGGAGGATTTATGAACATTCAGGAGCAATTAAAGCAGAAATTATGGTATCAACTTAGGGACCCATTATGGTATCTAAGGGGTCAAATATCGAACCAACTATCTGGTCATATATGGAGCCAACTGGTGGAACAACTATGTAACCAGATAGATTCCCAATTAAGTAGTCAAATAAAGGATGATATATGAACATTTATGAATATGGAGGAACTAATAAATCTATTATAATGGGGTAATCCTGACATCCTGAAAGGCCACTTTTAAGGCCACTTTTAAGGCCACTTTTAAGGCCACTTTTAAGGCCACTTTTAAGGCCACTTTTAAGGCCACTTTTAAGGCCACTTTTAAGGCCACTTTTAAGGCCACTTTTAAGGCCACTTTTAAGGCCA